GCCCATAGCACGAAGCATCAAAGCAAGCTCTGACAGTGTAGGTGTATGAATCTTAGTAGGCATAATCTTAGGCAAGCCACTAAGACCTGTAAAGGTGTTATACTTAAACAAATCAGGAACAGCCTTAGCATTAAATACGTCAGCGATATTAGCTAACTGAGACTGCAGCGCTGCAGCAAGTAATGACTGCTTTGTTTCTGCTAATGCAAAGGAACCTGATTTATTGCCAAGCAAGATAATATCTGACAGTAATGTAATGGCTATACGATTGTCATAGCGCTCTATTGTGCTACCGATATCAATCTGTCTTGAGGAGCCTGATGTAAGAAGCTGAAGGTCCCATCCATGAGGAAGTAAAATACCTTCTTCACTATCCCTACGAATAGAAGCTACAAGCTGCTCCGCATTTGCTCTAAGACGTACCATATTGGTGTCTTCGTCATTCCAGAGGTCCATACCTTCAGGAGCAGTAAGTACAGGGAAACCAGCAAGGTCACGCTCAATACCTATGCCTTCAATCTCTTCAAAGTGCTTCTTAAAGAACCAGCTTCTATAGGCATTTCTCAAGAGTGATTTACCCTCAGGATTGTCTTTGCTAACTCTTGTTCTAAATAGCAAGCCCTTAGACATAGGAATAGACACAGGGATAAAGTCAGGCTCACAGCACTGTATAAATGACTTTACATCACCTTCTTCATCAAATTCCCAACCTTCAATAGAAGACTGTGCACGTATAGGCAGGCGTCTCCAGCCTATTCTACCATCAGTATGCTTGCTGCGATACTTTGCGTTTGTCTCATCAGGGCCTCTGCGCACCTTGTAGACAATCTCATGGAAGCTGAAACCGTATGTGAGCATAGACAATATTTCACTTATTGTATTAGCCCAAGAAGAGTCCATATCATCCATACAGCTCTTAACAAATTCTGCAGCCTGCTTGTCTGCATCGCTGTCACTTGCGGGTTCTACACGCCATTCTACACCACGAATAAGCATCTCTGCGAGATACAGTACGGCACCTATAACGGCATCATTATCACTCATTTCCTGATAGATTTTAGCAGCTCTCGGCCAACGAAGCTCAGGAAGAAACTCTTCGTAGATATAAGGCCCGTATCTCTTTATACCGGTAACGCCGAGCTGCTTAAAGTTTGCATTTTTCATTATTTCATTTACCGCCTTGTTCCAAATTTAGTCCAAGTACTGCCTCCAGCTTTCTTAAGTCCTGTAGGTACTCGCTGTAAAGGACATGTACGGAAGTAATTAAAAGCACCAGAGAAGCCGTCTACAGTGTCATCATGCGCACCGTAAGGGAACAAATCGGCTTCATCCAAAAACGGTAACATGTTACGGCATCTATCAGATATAAATACGCGTCCAGCCTGTGCCGCTGCTGACGCTGCTCTTGCACGCTCTACTTTAGAGCCAGTAGAAGCTACACCTTGGAAATCATAACCCTGCAATACTTTTCTTGCATAGTTATCTATTGTAATGATACCAGAAGAACCAGGTTCTTGCTCCATACGTATTGCGCATGAGTAACCATCAAGCTCCGCTGCAGCCCTTACAATCTCTTCTACTTCGTGTGGTTTCTTCTGTACTCTTATAATGTCTTCTATCCAATACATACCTTGGTAATGAGCAAGCTTAAAGCCTACAGTCCAGTCAGGTTCACGCTTATTCTTACCTTTACGCTTACTTGGGTCAGTTCCTGCTAAGTCCCAAAATCTTACGTGAGATGCAGCAGACGGAATTTCATGATGAGGAACTATTTGGAACCAGTGCCTATCGAGCAAATCGCCATTTGCTTTAATTTCCCAGTTACCATTAAGCAACTGCTCGCGTTCAATTGGGTCAAGCTCTTGTAAGGCCTCTCTGTACGCATCAGCGTCAAGGTATGGGTTATCACTCAAGCCTGCACTTATAAAGATTCTTCCATTCTCTTTACCTTCTACAAAGAACCTCTGGTAGTAGTATTCTCCATACTGTCCGCCGGGGTTACACGTGGACCTAAAACGCAAAGGAACTTGAAGGTCTTTGGACTTACGTAAACGGGAGAACATGTATCTGTAGTTAGATGGGGATATATGGGTACACTCATCCATTCCTATATATTGGAACTCAGCACCTTGATATCTATAACAGTCATTGTCAGACTCCAGATATCCGAAGTTAAGAGTCGCACCTGAGGGGAACGTATACTGCTTTTCTTTCTCAGACCACTTAACTTCTTTGCTTTCTACAAAAGGCATTAGCCACTGCTTTGACAAGTCAATCAAGGCACCGGGCAAAGAAAGGTCAGCGTATGTTCTACGGAAAAGAATTGCCGAATATCCGGGTACATCTACAAACTGTAAGGCTCCCATAAGCTGCGCAACTGACTTACCTCCTCCAGCAGCTCCGCCATACAGTATCTCACGTGTATCATTCATAAGAAGGAAAGCACGCTGCTTAGGTGTAGGGTCGTATGGTATATATTTAGTTAGTCGTGGTGTAAGCAGTCTTTGCAGTGCCACAGAGTCTATATTAGAAAAATCAAGCTCCAATTGAACACCTCCAAACAACTTTTATAATATCCGCCCAGACAAACCGGGCGGATACTTATTGTAGCATAATTATTTCTTAAATCTGTTCCAAAGCTCACTAAGCTTTTCCCAGCCAAACATCGCAATATAGGCAACCGGGAAACCAGCAAGCACTGAAAGCAAGAGTTCGTACCATATAAGTGTTCTATCAAGAACACCATTCAGTACGAAATATGCTACAGTTGTAAGCAGTACACTAAGAACAACTGTGTACGCATCGGTAGGTATCTTCTTAAAGAAGCCAAGATTCTTTGTAATCTCTACAATAAGAGTCACAAGAAATACAAGCGCAGAAAGTATACCAAGACCGTAAAGCTGGATAATTTCAATGAATGTCATTTAATCTCCTCCTTCCATAGAGCGTATAATAGAGCGCCATTTGAATATTTTATTCATTCTTTCCTGACTGAAGAAAGGCTGCTGCATGTACCACTCTCTCCATTCAGAAGCACCCTTAGATGAATTACAGCAGCTACAAGCAGGTACTATATTGTCCTGTGTAGTGCGTCCACCTTCTTTTATTGGCTCAAGGTGGTCGCGTGTTAGACGCTCACCCTTTCTCATAGTGCGCCCGCAATAAGCACACTCACCTTCAAAGAATATAACAGTTTCTTTCCACTGCTGGTGCGAATAAGCCACTTCCGACTCACCTCTTCTCTTCATATTACCTACAAAGTCTGTATGCCTCTTCTTTGTAGTATTTTCTCTTCTTCTAATATTATAGCAAGTCTTACAATCATCACGGTATCTCTGTATACCTTCTGGAGTCTTGCCATTTTTAGCAAAGCACTCTATAGGAAGTTCTTTGCCACAGAATGTACAGACTTTAGTACCGTCGCCTTGAACTGACTGATACTTACCTGTCATTCGTTTGTTTCTCATTGCGTTTACCTCCGACTAAAACTTCCAGCATCTACCCAGCCATATACTGTTGAGCTGCTGTCTGGAGTACGTATCAGATGATAAGGATGCTTACCAGATGGATAAATACCTGTTACTCTAGCCTTACCACTCTTGCACGCTGATGCTTTATTTGTATCTGCGCTCGCATAGTGCCTCGTACCTTTGTAATCTACAACGTCACCAATCTTTGGAATCCATGTATCATATGAAACATAAGGGAGCCTACCATGCTTGGCCCATATTCTGTAGTTACCGTATTTAGCAATGTTGCCAAGGTTAGTTATCTGCACACCGTTTGACCACTTCGGTGAACTTTCTACAACTTTACCATTACCTATGTATACGCCTATGTGACCATCCATCCATACAGCTTCGCCGACTTCTATATCTACAAAGTTTGTAGACACTTCAGAGCATGCTTTAATCAAGGCATTTGCACTCAAGTCTGAGACACCGTTTATAGCATACTTTGCGCCACCATAATTACTAGTCACATCGCCGCTCCAACCCCACAGTACACCTTTAATTAGTCCACTGCAATCGAAGCCAAATGTATTGCTTGACGCAGCTTGAATCATTTTAGCACGGTGTGGTTGCTTGTTATATTCATGATTATATCTTGCTTTATTCATTGCAGTCATGGGAGCGCCAAAGCATCCCATGACATACAACGTTTTGTAATTACTTGCAACAATCTTTAGCTTTTCAACGAACTGAATACTTGTCATTACTGACACATAAATCACTCCTATTTAATTGCTAATTCTCCAAGTTCATTCGCCTGTCTTTCAAACCAGATATCATAATATCCAGTCTTATGCCTGTAACCAAATGCAGTTAATATTGTTCTATACCAGAATCTCAGAAACGAAGGTAAGCCAACTACAGGAAGCATTAACCAACCCCATATGCAAGCGTTCTGGTAAGTATGGCCAAGCTCATGTGTCTTAGTAAAATCACTTGCTCCATTACCTACAACAAAGAACCAGCCAAATTCACATCCTTTATTGCCTTTGCCAACCTCTGCATAGTAAGCATATCCGTACTTCTTAATCTTTTTGCGAAGTACAAATTTACAGAATGCAAATATAATCAAGCCAACTATTGACATTGGTAAACCGTATGTGAATGATAAGATGTAAAATTTGTGCTTAGATATACCTGTCATACAAACCTCACGTTAGGTAGTAGTAAGTCATGTCATAATTTACTGTCTCTTGCTGCAAGGCATCATAAGCTGTAGCATAGGCAAAAGAAGGAACCTCACCGCCATACGTTATAGTATATATATTACCAGACAAAGTTCCTTTAGCAGTTGAAGGAATAATACGTTGAGATTTAATCTGAGGCCTAGCACCCTTTAATTCAAGATACTTTGTAAAATGCCAAAAACCATCTACAATCTCGGCCTCATCGTATAGCCCGTATTGTTCAGATTTAGTCTCTTCATTTACAGTCTGTGGAACATCTATATATATGTTACCTGTCATATACTTGCCGCTGGTATATACTGTATTATTGCTTGTATATGTGCCACCAGAGTGAGTAGGAATGTTATCTATAGTACGTGCCATAGCATCCATTCCTACCATGTTGCCTACACCGAACTTATTCTTAATGGAGGTAGCAATTTTAGCTACTTTATCTTTTATGTCTTTCATAGTTGCCATGCTGCATTACCTCCTTAGTATGTGCTGTCTATGATATCCTGAGCAGCAATACCTATTGCTTCAGCTACATACTCTTTTGAAGCATACTTATCAGCTACATACTCTTTTGAAGCATACTTATCAGCTACATACTCTTTTGAAGCATACTTATCAGGTATGACACTACCATCACCGTCACGTATAGCTCTCACAGCCGTGCCTACAAGGTCGCCTACAAACTTATCTGCAGATAACTCTTTGTTGCTGTTAAGATGGAATACTACATCGCTTGGCACATCATATCCGTACTCATTCTCAAAAGTGAGTGTGCCACCGCCCTCAACACCTATAAGGTTATCACTTGTGATAATGTCGGAAATGTCCTCTGTTTGGAATTTTGTAAAACCGATAATTGCCGTCAAATGATTGTTAGACATCTTCAATTCTAATAATTTATTTTTCCACGCAGCGACAGACGTTAAATCTCCTTCAGGTCTTACTACGATTCTTGCATCTTTATAGCCGTTGGAGTTAATAACATTTATACCTATACTTTCATTCGATGTTCCTATAGTATTCTGTTCATATCTATTACAGATTATAGCGTTTGCGATAACATCTCCGTATTCACCGACGGTTAAATAGAAATACGGCTTTGGGGCGTTTTCCATCATCCAAAGCTCATCGCCTGTAAAAACATATTTTTTCGCTTTGATATACGCTTTGCCGTTTGTAAAATCAACAGAGTTGTAACCTTCAGTATTGGGAACACCCATTCCGTACCACTCTTTGCTTATCAATGCTTCGGGAATTTCAAGGGTATGTTCGATGTAAGGTGAATAAGGTAAGTCAACATTTCCTTCATTTATCCACCAATAGATATAAGCGACATCACCAATAGCGGTTTTAGAGTTGAGCATATAAAATCGCATAAAATAATAACCGCTTGTGGCAGGAGTAAATGTTAATTTGCCATAGGATGCGTTTAATACTGTTTCAGTTCCACCTCTTAATATATAACCAAATTCTATATTAGAACCTGCATGGCGTATTGTGTATGTTTTCCCACCTTGTAAGTAAATTTGCTTGGTTTGTACATAAGATACACCGCCATTAGCATTACGGGTCATTATAACTTTTCCGTCTGCCTCTTTTGTAATGTCGCTTTGCCAAGCCCACTCAACTGCACTAGAAAAAATGTTTTTGCCTACGCTCTTAACCCGTGTTACCTTGCCATCACGTAAACCTGAGAAGTAAGGCTCGTAAGAGGACATTCTTTCAGTTCCTTCAACAAGTTGAGCTTCTTCAAATAAGAAAACTGCTTCAGCAGAATAAATGAATGACATTGATTTAACTGTTTTACCTGCCTCAGTTGTTCTACCCATACGTGATTTATTATTACTTGGCGTTGCAACACAGTTTGTCCAATTGGTAGATGTGCCGTCAGTATAATCTATCTGTAAATAAAGTAGCTGACTTGTTGTGCTTCCGTTTATCCAAGTAGCAATCCACGAAAACGTGTATTGAGTGTTTTCCTTAAACATAGCATTTATCTTTTTGCCGTGAAGGTTTGCGACATTAATCTGTTGAGAAAAATCTACCCCATCCACCTTTAAAAGATTTTTGCTCTTATAGCTCATACCACCTATCTTGGATATCTCAGCGTATGGCGCAGATGTAACAGGGACATCCTTAATATAAGCAGGTGTAGCGTCAACAAGTGTTCTTCCTGCAAAAGCTCTTCCACCAAAGTTCATAGTCATCACCTCACAAGTAACAGACGTACAGGTACGTCTTTAGTCAGTGGCGCTGCAACATGACAGCGCAACGCGCCCATCAGAGCCTCAACTCTGTACACAGAAGCAAGCTCACCTACAAGGTCCCTGTAGGTTGCCTCGCTCGTTGTGTTGATATCTACAATCGGGCAGTCAGACGCAAGTAAGCCGTCCGCCGCCACGTCAATATAATACCCACCAGCTTCGGCTGTCCACCCAGCAGCAGGTATCGTCACATTTATAACTTTAGCCGCGCCATCACCGGGCGGTCTCAAAAAGCCAGCAGGCATAATCTTATTCCTCCTCTACATGGCGAGCTACATTGCCAGTACCATCTACAGCAATAACCTCGCGGGTTGTTGTCTCCTTAACGCCAATCTGTGTCACAGTGCCGAGTGCACCGGCGTTGAGGAGTATCTTCACTACCTCGCCAAGGTCACCCTGCTTGGTAGGACTTCTTTTAATTTCAGGATTCTCCAGCATGACGTCTGCACGCTGTGCTTCCTGTTCTACAATATCTGTTCTAGCCTTGCGCTCAAGGTCAGTAGCGAGCTTCATAAGCGATGCCAGCTCACTAGGCTTAAGCGTCTCAGGGTTGATACAGTCAATAGCTACACTAAGTTTATCTCTCATACGCTGTGCCATCGATATGTGGTCAGCGTTCATATTCAAAATCTCTGCGCGGCGCTGCTCCATAGTTATGCGGTCACATTCAGACATCCAAGCATGCATTCTAGCAGGGAAGGTCCAACGCTGCGCTACTTTTCTAACTACATCAATTGTAGTATTCAATTGTACTGCAACATCTCCATACGAAGGCTTCTTGCCGGGGTAGGAGTCTCTATAAGCTACCCATATGGTGTATTCCCACTGAGTTTCACCGGGCTGCTGCAGCCACACGGCTAAGTCAGCGTCCTTTGCTGCGGCCATCCAGTCGCCTTGATTCATACGCTGATAATGATATCTATTATTTTCTACCCTTGCGCAATCTACACATATGTGTCGGTCACGTGAGTCTCTCGGCTTTTCCATACTGCAGCGCGGGCATTTTATAAGTTCTACTAAGTTCTGTTCAGACGTCACGTTATCGCCCCCTTACATTATTATATTATGCACTTCAGCCTGTAAATATGACCTATTTTTGTGGGTGGCGATGCTACCCTCTAGCTCATCTACAATGCTATAATTTTAGGACTATACGCAGGAATACTTTCTTATTTCTATACATGAGAACTATACGCAGGAATACTTTCTTACTTCTATACAGGAATACTTTCTTACTTCTATACAGGGGACTTGCGCCGCCGCGCTAGGGCATACAAATTATACAAAAATAGCTTTATAATTTTAGGCAAATTATATAGAAATAATGTTCACAAATTGTTCATAATTTCTTTACACTTTATTAAACCTTTTTTATAAAATATGTGATATAATATATATAGAAAGTGAGTAATGAATAGTAAATAAGAAAGGAGAGTATAATATAGAAATATAAAATAATTCAAAACTCATTTTCAAATAAAAGAAAAATTCAAATTAAAAGGAGATTTTAAAAATGTTAAAAGAAATTGAAAAAGTTGCGAATGAATTGGGAAATGATTTGGAAAAAGTTTCAAGAGAATTGAAAAGAATTCAATCAATCAAATGTAGATTGAAGAAACAAAAGGGTAAGTCTTCATATGAAAATGAAATGAGAAAAGTTCTTGAAGAAGAACAAATCTTGAAAGAGGTGAGAGCCCTCCTTGACCCTAAAGAAAAACCGGTTACAATGTATTCTCAAGAGGATGTTGATATCCTTGATTATGATGAAACAATAAAGGCCATCAAATCAATTCAATCTAAGAAGACTCTCACAAAGTGGTTGACAACTGTTGAAGGTGACAACGATGAGTATAGAGAAGCTTGTAGAATAGAGAAGATGTTACTTGAACATAAGAACAACATTAAGCCAATCGATGAAACAACAATAAGAAAGAGTGACCTCGTAACAATCATAGACACAATCGAGAACAACAAAGACTTGAGTCAAGAGAGAATTGTTGAGTTACTCAAGGGCCTCCTCTAAGGAGGTCCCCCCCAAGGGGGAACGGTTCTGGTCGGACCCTCTCCGACCAGATACCAAAATTAAATAATGAGTGTGGACACTCCGGGGACTATCATATGCCTCGAAACCCAAAGAACTGATAGGGGGAGGTAGGCCTCCAAATTGTGAACAATTTGTGAACAAATGTTGCGATTGCAGCCGCAGCCAGCTGGCACCGCCGCAGCATTAAAACCATTACAGCCACGACCAGTCCATACCGTACCCGCATAAAAGCTACAATCAGTTAATATATTGCCGCGCCGCATAAAAGCTGCGTTTAGTTAATACTTAGCCGCGCTGAATAAAAGCCGCAGCCTAATACCACCACTAGAAGTGGTGGTATTGCGTTAGCTATTAGCGACGAAACGTACCATCTTCATTGTTGGCGCCAATCTCTTCATTATCACTCCATAAGTCTTTAACAAAGCTATAGCCAATACTTAACGTATCGAGAGTCATGTCAAGACCAAGCTTAAGGCGCACCTCATGAGCGTAGTGGTTAAGCGATGTACATCTGCCAGCCTTCTTCATCTTACCATAGATGTCGTAAGTTGTAAGGTTGAGAAGCTGAAGTACGCTATTGATTGATAAGATGCAAGACTCACCTTCAAGCGCTTCATAATCATCGAAGCGTTCTTCAAGTTGAGCACACTCAGTGAGTGCCTCAACGACTTCTTCTTTATCACAATCAGCTGTGTACAAGTAGTGTTCGAGTGCTTTCTTCAATGTTCCTAATTTCATAGTAGTTCCTCATCTTTCATTGGCCAAAGACCACTTAATTATATATTAGAAGCCTTGCTTAGCTTCTATTTATATTATACCATATTTTGTGTAGTTTGTATTCAGTTTTGAAAATATTTTTCTAAGCTGCGATGGCAGCCTCAGTCAGCCAGTGGCATGACCATCTACTCGTTTGCAGTCACAATCAGCGTGAGCAACACCGCAATGGTACAGCTATGGTTTGACAAAATAATATAACAGCTGCGTAAAAGCCACGACCCAACTGCACTGTATCGCACTGCAAGTGGACACGTTTTGACAAAACAATATAACAGCTACGTAAAAGCCGCGACCCAACTGCACTGTGCTGCAGCGATAGGTAAAGAAAATCCGCTGACAGTCGTCAGCGGATGTTTACTATCAAAATTCATCGATTGCTTTAGTCAAGAAGCGGTCAAGCAACTCATAAGAATCGGCGTGGAATGGTATTTTAACACTATTGCCAGCGACTGCAATTGTTATATAAGCTGTGCGGTCTCTCAGCTCATTGTAGTACTTTAAGCCTTCGTACCAATCATAGAATTCTTTCATCGCTGTCAAATCTTTATCTTCTTCAGCAACTGGTGGTTCATAGTTACTGTCCATAAACACATCGTATCCATTTGTCAAGACGCCAACTCCTTCTTTGTTAGCCCATTCAATGTACTCAGGTGATAACTTATTGTAGAGTTCATTCGATAATTCATTTATCTGAAGTCTCTCTTGGTTACCAAAGTGCCTGCAGTTCTTTTTGATATACTCAAACTGACAGTACTTAAACAGTTCAAACTCATCGTCTTCAAACTGATGCTGGTCCCAACAAGGGTCAGTCACCAGCGCATCCCAATTCCATGAGCCAAGCACGATTTTGTTAAACAATTCGTCACTATCAAGCTGCAACTCACTTGAGATAGTATCAGCTGTTTGCCAGCTAAAACCCTCTTCACCTGCAATAACGAAGCGGCTTACATTGTCTGTGGAGTCATACACAGCAAATATTGAAACCATGATGTTTCCTCCAGTATTCAAATACTCGTGGTTAGTTACAATAAATCTTTTTTCCATTTTATTTCCTCAGCTTTCTGCGACTGAACGTCGCTGTTTATTTTGAGAGCCCTCTCACTCTCTATTATAATTATACCACATTACAATGCGGATTATGTCAGTTTTTCCAAATTCAATGCAGCATCCGCATTGATTATCCAATTCGCCACATCGCCACGTATGCAGCCACAACTAGCCAGTACAGTTACTATCTACTAGTTTGCAGCCATTGTCAGCGTGAGCAATTCCGCACTGTACGAATACAGTCTGACAAGGCAACATCGCGCTGCATAAAAGGGTGCTAAACAGCCCGCTGAACACTGCCAGCGGGTTGTTACTATTAAAATTCTTCGATTGCTCTCTTCAATACAATTCCTACGTTGTTGTAGTTCTCTGCGTCGAAGTTCAGTTCTATACTCTTGCCAGCGACTGTGATTGATATCTTACTGTCATACAACTCTTCGATAGACTTCTCAGATACCTGTGGTCCAATTAACTCGTCAAACCACTTCTTGTAGTCTTTAAGTATCTCAAACTCTAACTCCGTTTCATTCTTTGTGAGCAGCGACCTGACTTGTAGTAACTCGCGAGCATCTGTAATCGCTTGTTTCATGTAGTCACACTCTTCAAGAGTACACAACTCACCATTAACAACGAGATATGCCTCAATGTACTTTATAGCTGCCTGAAGTACATTGACATACTTATTATTGTTAGCTATCCATCGGTCTATATAGTGGTCTGTAGACTCCTTGTCGTACTCACCAAAGTAGTAACCTACAAATGATATTGGTGAGAGTTTAGCTTCTGATTCCGCGTCATTCCAACGTGTAATAATAGTGATGTCAAACTCCTCAACAAAACCTATTTCAAATGTCTGTCTGCTTGATTTGTGATAATGTTTCATAACTTCTCGCTTTCTTCGACTGAATGTCGACAATTATTATATTAGAATAGTTTCCTTATTCCAATTATATTATAACACATTACAATGCGGATTGTGTCAGTTTTTCTAAATTCGGTGTAGTTGCTACATCGTTTCTAATTTCTTCTCCTCGGCTGCAGTTGCAGCCACGACCAGACGGTATGGAGACTATCTACTAGTTTGCAGTCATAGTCAGCGTGAGCAACACCGCATCGCATAAGCACACTCAGCCCAAGTAGCATCGCGCTGCATAAAAGCTCCGATTAGTTTATAACAAGCAGCAGCCGCATAAAAGCCGCGACCCAACGGTGCCTCGCCACACCACTGCAGCCATGTAGCCTTTTCAAAAAACGATGTAGCTGCTACACTGATTTTATGAAAACTTAACGAATCCGCATTAGAATATGGTATAATTATAATAGAGATAAGGAAAGAAACCGAGTCTCAAAACTAAGCGGTCACTGCATAGTGTGACGAATACGAAAGGAGACAATATGTCTATTAACGAGCTTTTTAACCACGAAACACAGGAGTCATCCGCGAACTCCAGAACACTGAACGGCACTGCTGAGTTGACAAGAATCAGCCATAACGCCGCAGTAAACATCATCCGCAGCATGGAAGAGGACATCGATAACTACAGAGAGCGTATCGCGAAGTCCGCCAACGATTCAAGAGAGATGGATGCACTTCTCAATGAGTTCAAACCGTGGGTTGACATTGAAGATGACCACATGTTGAAAAACCTCGACGATGAGACCGTTGAAGGTATGCTTAAGTCTCAGCAGTCAAAACGTTCCCGCACCAAAGGTAAGACCATGACCCTTGACAACTACACAACACTCATCACAGCAACCATCGCTGAGAGCTTACTTCGTGAGTGGTACAACAAGCCTAAAGCTGCTGGAGGTAACAACCGCAGAGGCACAATTGTTGATTACACACCCGCAGCGCTTGAAGCGTATGCTAACGACCAGGAAGCATTGCGTAAAGAAATCCGCAACATACAGTCCAAGAAGTCTATCATGAAATCGAAAGCTGACTTCGATGAGTCAAGCGAAGCATGGCTCGCACTTCTTAAGGCTGAGCAGATGCTCAAGGACCTTAGAGTCAATACATCAGTTGTAGAAGTTGATACAACCAAAGAGCGTATCAAGGAACTTCTCGCTGAGACCAGCATTGAAGATTTGAAGGCAGCTGATAGTAAAGAGTTGCTTAGCGCCATCGCCGCTATGATAGGTGATGACAATGCCTAAGCACGAATACGAGTTCTATATCACATTCACCGAGGTCCACTCGGTGTTTGTGGAGGCTGAAAGTGAAGATGAGGCTAGAGAGTTAGCTGAAGACAAATACCATAATGGAGAAGCTGAGTACCGCTACGAGCGCACAGAAGTCAAGCTAAATTGGTCAGATGAGGAAGATTAAACTAAACTTGCAATGTAGAATCCCATCGTGGAATTACTGTAATCTTGATGTACATACAAGCGATGGCCGATTCTCAAAAGAAGTGTGTAGATTCTGTGTAACTACAAAGCAAGGTAAGTACTGCAGCTTACATGATAAGCCATTGGCTAGCGATAAGAACTTTATCTACAAGACACCCCTCTGTATAGACGCCACCGCGGGTTTTGCAATAACGGTAGATGAGCCAACGCCACAGGCTACTCCTCACATCGACCCGAAGACCATAATCCGCGAGGCGATAAACAGCTACACCAAAGTGCTGAATGACTTGCTTAGTCAAGGATATCCACGGTCAATGGCTGAAACACTCGCCAAACAGTATATGCTAGACAATTAAGGGACGCTTCGGCGTCCCTTATCCATTTACCTATCGCGCTGCCACAATCGGGCGGTGCTTTACTATCTACTAGTTCGCCGCCATAGTCAGCCAGTCCAGTGCGTAAGCAAGGTCCCACAGTCTCAATTCAATCCAGCGCCGCTGTGACTAATCTACTAGTTCGCAGCTCCGACCAAACGATACCGTGCTGCGTAAGCAAGTCTCCATTCCATCCGGTCGTGGCTGCGCCTCTTATTCTCAGCTCCAAGGCACCAGTCGTCGCGGTGGCGCGTCATAAAAGCCAGTCTGATTTGCTTAAAAGCATCGCCGCCGTGCCGGAGTGGTGCAGTGTTCCATCCATTAGTTCCTGAGGGCCAAACAGACCCAGCGCCGCGTCAGCTGGCAAAACTACAAGAATTCGTGTGCGGAACCAATCATTATATCATTGTTATAACATAATATTATATGGATAAAAGAATATAAAAGTTCTTATTATATATTACAGAATATTATATATATATATATATATATATATATATATGATTAGATATGTATTTCTATTTATTTATTTTTATTTATGATTTGATTTGTTCTTCTTTCTTTTAACGTTCTGAATCCAATCCCTCTGTAGTGGCGCGGCGGCGCTGGGTCTACTCCTAACTGTACCACCGTACCCATTCCAAACTGTCACCTCTTCATCTTTGCTCCATTAGTCACATTTGTCGCATTTGTCGCAATTAGTCACATTTGTCACATTTGTCACAATTTCAAATTTACCTCTCCCCACCCCACAAATAGTTCAAATTTAATTGTATTAAGGCCTTATAATATTTAAGTATATCTGTATCTTTATATAAATACACCCACAAAAATAAATTGCAACAAATGCAACAAATGCGACTAATTGCAACAAATGCGACTAATTTCGTTAGTTGCAATTTATGAAATACATATTGGTCATAATTAAGGGCTTAACTGCATATAATATAATAAGAGGAGGTATAGATAATGTTTTACAAAGAAATTGAACCAGGTATATTCCTATCGGAGGATAATAAGATTCATTACAAGCTTGTAGCTTGCCCTTACTGCGGCGGTATGGAGGTTATGTCACACAGCAAATATACAGACAGGTGTGTAGATTGTGGCAATTTATACAATCTGTACTCCGTCAGACGCTCGGCACGGCGTCGCGGTAAGTTATCAGACAAAGCCATATTGGCACATATGGACATAATCAAGGAACTGTTAAATAGAAGAAAGCTTGGTTATAATACACCAGAAACGCTAGATGAAGAAGCCACAGTAACATCTGGCTTAATAGACCAGATGTATATATTTGAGGAAGAGAGGCGTGCAGCTTTAACATATACAGAGGCATCTTGTAGTTACTGTAACGCTGACATGAATATTGTAGAAGGTGACAAGCCGCCACATCGCTGCAAGGAGTGTGAGAAACGTTACAAGCAATATAAAGCTATGTATGACACTATAAGCATACTTGAGCTTGAAGAATGTGATGCACTTGCTAAGTTAATCAGATACTACATCAAAGCACATGATAAGGGTTTCGTCACACCACAGTATACTAAGGCCATAAAGAAGCTGCAAGCTCGTATGGATGTTTTAGGCGCACCACATTATAAGTTCTACAGATTAGGAGGCTTCAAGGATGAAACAGTGTAAACAGTGTGGCAGAATGCTTGAAGATGAGTGCTTTAGAAAAACTAAATCTAGAAGTAATGGTATCTACAAGAATACGTCGCAGGGAACCAAAACAATTTGTAGGTCATGTGAGTCACTTAACGTAAGAGCACACAGAGCACTTAAAGACAACAATGAAGAGGCGATTAGTGAGCTTCGTGAACACTACAGGCGGCTCAGCCTTGCGGGGTATCCACCTGTTACCGCAGCGGCTCAGCGACTATTAGGCGATGCGCTGAATAATGTAAGACAGAATGAGGCACTTTGTCATACAGCTAATTATGATGCTGAGGTGCTGGAGCATGCTTACAAGGTTCAGACTAGGTCGTATAGCTCCGTTGACGAGGCGGATAAGATACACAGACAGTTAGAGGATAAGTTGAGAGAAGCCGACTTGTATGAAGAGATAACTAATCTACTCGATGACTGGTATATGGACGAATAAAAGAGCAGCCAATTGGCTGCTCTTTATTTTATCTGTAGTCTTGCAGGTATAACATGTAGTACGTTACAAGCACCACAGCACTTATTGCTGTTGAACCACACCTTTGGTTTGAGTGGCCAAGGGTCGCGTCCATGGCTTAACAACAGATTGCCACATAAACAGCAATATTTGTTCTTAGCCTTCATCAGGACACCTCTCTGCTTTAATCTCATTCAGCAGACACTGTACAGCAGTCATTGCCCATGCATATCCAAGCTGTATAGCACTATTATGGAATTCTTTGTCAGTAGGTAACCGTCTCTCAATTTCTTTCAGTAGCTCTTCTGCTATATTAACTTGCTGAGTATCATTTGATACTGGTTTAGCATACTTTGCTTTAATGTCATCTAAGAATGTGAATGGATATGGTACATAGGCATCTTCTGCTAAACACATATGTTTAAGTGCATCTCTGACGTCCTCTATAACTTTAGAGACAACTGTGTAGGTTGTTGCATTATACATATGCTGATTCATCATATCGGCAAGCCACTGTTGTTCCTTATTATTCTGTTGCATACTTATATACCTCTCAGTATCTTCAAACGTGCTTTAGCATCGTCACGATTGAAGAATACAGTATTACCGAAGTCCATACTACTAATTGGCCACGTACTTTTTCCACCTCTGCACTCATGATAGACAACTATACCTACAAGTTTGCTATCTACAAACTCGTGCTCAAGTACCTTGCAATGCAGTATATCACCACCTAAGGCGCCATCAAGCACTATCCAACATTCTTGTGGCAGCACTGTGACGCCACGTTTTAGTAGCTCATCAGCTAATTGTTCTATCTCACATAGTACCATGCCGTTGCTATTATCAAGCTGATACAGCATCTCAACAAGCCACTGTGCTTTGTTAGCTTCATACATCTTTGTGTACCTCCATCTTATTACGTGACAAACAGAATACTTCTATACCCCGACACTCAAATGAGTACTTCCAGCTGTATAGTCCACTGTCTGTGTCTTCCTCAATAAACTTACCGTTGTTGAGTTCGTTTGCCACATTGATGAAGTTGTCAAAACCATATATGTGCCAGTATGTTTCAGTAGCATAACCAAAAGTACAGGTACATACCCTTTCATTTACCTCGCGGCTGAGGCGCTGTATCTCTAAAATCTTGTCAATCAATTCATCCATTGTAGGTACCTCCATCAGTTGCCAAGCAACTTACTGAGCAAGCTTTCATACAGAGTCTTATATGTATCTCTTTCTGTAGTAAGCTTGATAAGCTCTGTCTTATCTACAACCGGTGCGGGTGTCTCAACACGCTTCTCTTTCTTCGGTGCATCAAAGTTAATACCAAGTGATATTGTGAGTGCTGTATCAACCATCAGCATCTCATAGTCTGAGCAAGTACATAGGTAGTCGCCTACTCTATCTTTTGATACAGTGCTTATTTGCTCACAAAGGGCAATGGATGGTTTTGTAGAACTTCTAATGTCCACATGTGTAGGCATATCATTCTTGTTTTGCGTTGTGAGATATACAACCTCAACTGTAGGGCTTACGTCGTTGCATGTATTGTTTGATACGATTATGGCAGGTCTTCCTGCTCTCATCTCGCTGCCTTCGTTCTGATATACGGACTCAACGTAGAAAATATCTCCACGTTCTACGGTTCTCTTATCGGTGCTGTATGCGATGCTTGCCATCATTCGTACCCCCATTCTCCAACCTTGTTGCCGTTCTTGTCAGTCAGCACACCGGAGGAGATACCCTCCTCCAATAGTG